GTGACACACCGGATGAGGTAGAAAAATCTACCACAGAACAGGAGACAAAAATGTCTGAAGTTAATACCCAAATCGACTTGGAAGCATTCGCTAAGAAAGTAGCCGAAGAAACTGCTGCTAAAATTGCAATGAAGCAAGCCGAAGAAAAAGCCGCTGCGGCTAAAGCAGCACAAGAAGCAGACGAAAAAGCAGCTACCGAAGCTGCTCAGAAAGCTGCTCAAGAAGAGCAGGTTAAATCTGCAATTCAGACTGGCGTTGAGTCAGGTGCGGATCGTCTTATGAAAGACGTAGAAGCTAAACTTGCTGAAAAAGATGCAAAAATTGATGAAGTTATCAAGCAATTCGCATCACAGCTTGAAGAGAAAAACGAAGAGTTGAGCAAAATGCGTGACTCTAAGCGTGTATTTGCAGACCGTGATGGTTCAGGCAACCTAAGCAAGTGGGGCAAAGACTTCCTACAAGCTAAGCTATTCAATACCATTACCAATAAAACTTGGGAAAATAGTGATTATGCTAAGCAAGTAATGGAAAAAGCTGGCGTATCATACACCGGTACTAGTGCTGCAGGTATTGACGTAACTGTTGCCACTCAAATCGAGCAAGAAGTTCGTCTACAGCTACGCGCAGCTCAGGCTTTCCGCGAAGTAACTGTAAACGGTGCGGTAACTGTACTACCAATTCAGCCCGATTCAGCAGCTGCTTCATTCGGCACTGGCGAGCCCTTCTCTGCTAATTTGGCAGAAAAAGGCGGCACCCCTGGAACTTTTGCATCTGCACAGGTTCTTTTGAAAGCACACCGTTTGATTTCTTCAACTTATCTTACTAACGATATTGATGAGCAGGTTCTTGTTAACTTGTTGCCAATGTTGACAGATGCGGTTGTTCGTGCACACGCTCGCGCAATTGATCTGATGGTTGTAAATGGTGACGGCGGTACAGGTATTGTAGGTCTTACTGGTAATGCTCCTACAACTCCTATTGATATTGCTGCAACTGGTGGCGATGCACTTGCTGCTAAAGATATCTTGGTTGCCCGTCGTGCTATGGGTAAGTATGGTATCAATCCAATGGACTTGGTAGCTATTGTTTCAGTAGAAGCATACAACGACTTGCTGCAGGATGACGGCTTCGCCGATGTTACTGATGTAGGCTCAGATATGGCTACTAAACTTACCGGTATGGTTGGTTCTGTATACGGCACTCCAGTTATTGTTACTGATGCTCTTTCAGGCACTGCTGACGGTAACACTGCATGTGTTGTTGCACACGCCAATAACTTCGTTATTCCTCGCTTACGTGGTGTATCTCTTGAGCAGGACTATGAAGTTGCTAACCAGCGTCGAGTTATCGTTGCTAGCCAGTCTCTTGGCTTCAACCAACTTGTTGATGGAAACGGCACTGACGAGCCTGTTATCAAGCTCGCTTACACAGTTTAATATTACTGGACTGGGGGAGCTCGCTCCCCCAAGTTTTTACTAATTGATTTATTATGGCAAATTTAATTACATTAGATGAATTTAAAGAAGCTCAAGGTCTATCCTCGTCTAAGGACGATGATCGCTATGAGTTTTTAATCACTTCAGTGAGTCAATTAGTAAAAACTTATTGCGGAAACTCAATAGTTGATTACTATACCGTAAATAAAGTAGAGGTTTTAAGCGTATTTTGGGATACTCATATTTTGCATTTAACTGAGTCGCCCGTAAATAGCTTAGTATCAGTAGAAGAAAGAAGCTCTATAGACGTTCCTTATACTACGCTATCTTCTACTGACTACTTTTTAGATGAAACCACGGATTCGCTTGTTAGAGTTGCAGGAAGTTCTACTCTTAATTGGAAGCTTGGACCTGGTTCTGTAAAAGTAACTTATACTGCAGGATACTCAAGTTGTCCTGAAGATTTAAAACTCGCAGTTATTGATTTAGTTAATTACTATCACAAAGATGAATACAAAGCCAGACAAACTTTAGCAGGAGCTTCAAGAGAGAATGCGCCGTCAGGAGATACGAAAGGCTTTCCTGACCATATTAAGCGTGTTCTAGATTTATATAAAAACTTCTAATGTCAAAGGCCGATTCTGAAAAATTACTGAAAAAAATTGAGAAATTTGTCGGTAATGAAGTTCGTAAGACCGTTGCAAAACAGTATACAAAAGTTACTTTTACTGCAAAAGGTGTAGGACAGGGCATTAAAGAAGGTTATCAAGCACTCGCAGAGCGTTTAGTAGAGGACTATGTTGAAATCTCCGATGAAGATTTTACAAAAAGAATCGGAAGTGTAGCAGTAGATGAAGTATATAAATGGGCTTCTCTAGACACGACAACACCCCATGAAGTGGTAGAATATACTAAGGGGGAATCTGTTACATACTTAGCAAGACGAGACGTTATTCGTCCTTATAGCATTGCAAAGAATAAAGCAGTAGCTGAGCTACAAAAGATAAGGGAGCTCCTGGGATTTCGAAAATTAAGAGGTAAAACTGCTGCAGATAAAACAGCCGCTACCTCTGAAATTGGCGCTGTTAAAAGTAAAAGTCATAAATTACATAAGGGAGTAACTACCGTAGGAGCGGCTCAATTAGCTGCATCTATGAACTACCTTGAAAGAACAAAAGATTTTTCAGGTTTTGCATCAAGCGAAGAGGCAAAAGAGCTGATGGATCTTTTTAAAGAAGTACGCTTTGTTTGGAGCACTACAGGCTCGAAAGCAAAAGGTGCAAAAATCTCTCTAAACGAAAATCTATATGTTGAAATGATAGTAGACTCTATGTCAAAGAACCCTGCAGGGGGAGAACCTTTTGACTGGAAAAATATAAAGCCAGTTTTTGAAAAAGCTATCAAACTATATATAGAAAAAAATAATATACCAGACCAAAAAGGTTCAAAGTCTATAAGAGAGAATGCAATTGATGCAACAGAGCATCTAGTTGTATCTGCACTTACAAAAGGCCCTAGAGTTAAAGCAAGCAAGAAGACACAAGACTCAGTAAGAAAGAAAACGAAAACAGATATTACTACTAAAGCATCAAGAAAGAAGCCTAAAGTGTCTAAAAAAACTACTCGTACAAGGAGAGTAAGAACACAAAGTGCTGCTTCTATGCCTCTTTATTTAGTAGGCTTACTGAACAAAGAATTGCCGAAAGTAGTTGCTAAAAATATGGAGAGCCCTGCGCTGGAGTATCAAACAGGTCGATTTGCCAGCAGTGTAAAAGTTACTGATATTGCAATGACTGCTCAAGGGTTTCCTTCAATTGGGTACACTTATGATAAGTATCCTTATCAAACATTTGAGCCGGGCTATAGACAGGGAGATCCTGATAGAGACCCAAGAAAACTAATTAATAGTTCTATTCGAGAAATCGCAGCACAGTATGCAATCGGAAGATTTTACACAAGGAGAGTATAATGGCACTAGAAAGAAACTACACAACTCGTCGTTTAGCCATTATTTCTGCGCTTGTTGATAAGATAAAAGAGATTGATGGTACAGGGGATTATAGAACAAATCTATATCAAAATGTTTCGCCTCGTCTTAAGTTCTGGGATGAAGTAGAGGAGTTTCCTGCCGTACATTTAAATGCAGGATCAGAGACGAGAGAATATCAGGGAGGCGGTTATAAAGATAGATTTATGTCTGTAACTTTTCGCTGTTATGTAAATGAAGAAGATGCCGTAGTAGCCCTAGAAGAGCTAATGGAAGATGTAGAAACTGTATTAGAAGTAAACTCTCGATTGGCTTACTTAGATAAAAATGGAGCTACTCAGCATACACAACAAATCACTATCATCAGTATTGATACTGATGAAGGTGTGCTTGAGCCCTACGGCGTCGGAGAGATGCTTGTAGAGGTTCGATACTAGAAACGACTGACACGAATCAAAGGATTCACGATCACGTCCTTTCAATATTCATAGGAGATAAACTATGGCAGATTTACAGTTTAGTAGAAATACTAAAGTATACATGGTCCAACGAAATACTGCGAATGACGCAGATCTTACTTGGGAAATACCAGTATTAGATGGATATTCTTTTTCTCAAGCCACGAACGCCACTGAGATTACTTTGAATGAAATGGCAAAATCTGATGGAACATCGCGACGAGCTCGTCAAATGTTCACAGATTCTTACGCCCCTGCAGAGTGGTCTTTCTCTTCTTATGTTCGCCCCAACGATGGAAGCGCAGTAGAAGAAGCATTATGGGCAAATTTTGTAGCAGCAAATAGCTATTCAGGCACTGCCTGGGATGGTGCAACAGGCGCTGTAACAAAAGTTAGTCCTACTACTACAATTAATTTTTCTAAGTCGAATACTACTACTCTAGGTACTTTTGATTTGTATTTTGTAATGGGAGCTTGTGGAATTGCAGGCGCCAACTATGATTCTAGCACTCAGGACGTTACGATTTATAAACTCGAAGGATGCGTTGCAAATAGTGCATCTATTGATTTTGATATCGACGGAATTGCAATGATTAACTGGAGCGGGTTTGGTAAGATTATTTCAGAAGTAGCAACTTTTAATGCAGGCACTGCAATTGCTACTGGAGTTTCTTCGACTTCAAACTATATTCGTAATCGCTTGACAAGTCTTGCAGTTACTACAGCTGGAACGGCTCCTTTTCAAGCTAGTTATGATCTAGTTTTAACGGGCGGAAATATTACTTTTGAGAATAATATTACTTTCCTTACTCCTGAGACTTTATGTGAAGTTAATCAGCCTCTCGGGCACGTAACAGGTACTCGATCAATCTCGGGTAATTTTACTTGCTATTTAAATGGAGCTACTAACTCAAGTGCAGACTTATTTGAAGATATTATTGGAGCAACAACTACTGTAACTAATTCATTTGGTCTTACATTCTCCGTCGGTGGATCAAGTGCCCCCAAATTAGTTATAGATATGCCACAATGTCACTTAGAAGTACCTACTCATTCAATTGAGGACGTAATTTCTCTTGATACTACCTTCCATGCGTTGCCAAGTACAACAGATGGAACGGATGAGGCTACTATTACCTATACTGGAGAAGTTTAATCTTTATAAAACGGGCTTCGGCCCGTTTTTTCTTTCCCCCTTCCAAAAATAATTCTTGACTTCTCACCTCCTCTCCTCTATACTATGCTTATAAAATAATTTCACAAGGATATAAAAATGAGCGATACACCTATTTCTTTAGCGAGTCTGATGACTCCTAGTAAAACTGTTACAATCGACTTTCCTGGACACTCTGGTATGTCGGTTGATTTATGCTACTTAGCAAGGGAAGAACTGCTAAAATTACGTAAAAAATGCGTAACTACAAAATTCGATAAGAAGACCCGTCAGCCTGAAGAGGTACTCGACGAGGAGAAATTTCTTACAGAATATGTACGAGCAGTGATTAAAGACTGGTCAGGCTTAAAATATCGTTACCTAGAAGAGCTTCTTTTGGTGGATATATCTGAACTGGACCCAGAGGAGTCTCTTCCCTATACTCAAGAAAATGCAGAACTATTGATGAAAAACTCAAATGAGTTTGATTCTTGGGTAACAGAAACTGTAGGTGACTTAGAAAATTTTACTGGTCGCAAGTAGTTGAAGTACAAAGGCTACTTGAACGATTCGTAAAACAGTCATCTCAGATTGACGTAGATAAATATTTAAAAATCTGCGAACAACTTGGGGAAGAGCCTGATCCAGAAAAAATGCCACTCGACACTTCTGATTTTCCAGAGGAGGTCCAAGTGGCATTTTTTGTATTTAATATGCTTTCAGATGTTTGGGATGGAATGTCGGGCAGTTATATGGGCAAAAACTGGGTAGATGCAGAGTTCATTTTTAAAGTTCATGATATAAATAGCCCTATGGAAGTTCTGTACTTCGCAAAAATGTATGAAAGAATCTTAATGAACTATAGAGCAGAAGAAGCAGAAAGAAGACGCAAAGCTGATGAGCGTAAATCAAAAGCAGGCGGTGGAAAAAATTACACCCATAATGTGCGCAGCTAATGGCAAAGAATACAGTAGAAATTGATGTAAAAGTAGACGATAAAGGCACTATGCAAAAGATGTCTTTAGACTCGAAAAAAGCAGGAGACAGCTTAGATAAAGTATCGCGCAGAGCAGGAGAGGCAGACCGCAATATAAAAGGAGCTGCACAAGCCTCTGCAAACGGTACTAAAAACTTTTCTAAGATGTCTCAGGGAATGGGCGGTCTCGTGGGAGCTTACGCTTCATTAGCCGCTCAAGTCTTTGCATTATCTGCAGCATATAACTTCTTAAAGAGTGCCGGAGATCTAAAGGTCTTAGAGGCGGGTCAGAAAGCGTATGCTACTTCAACAGGTGTTGCACTACGAGTGCTTGCAAATGATGTAATTGCTGCAACAGATGCACAGATTCGTTTTGCTGACGCTTCTCAAGCTGTAGCAATTGGTACAGCAGCGGGGTTACAGGCAAGCCAGCTACGAGATCTAGGTAAAGCCGCAAAAGATGTATCTCTTGTTCTTGGTAGAGATGTAACTGACTCGTTTAATCGTTTAATTCGTGGTGTAACAAAAGCTGAACCAGAACTATTGGACGAACTTGGCGTTATTCTTCGATTAAAAACTGCAACAGAAAAATATGCTTTAACTTTAGGAAAATCTGCAAATGATTTAACAGATTTTGAAAGAAGCCAGGCTGTAGCAGTAGATGTGTTAGATCAAGTAGAAAAGAAGTATAGCTCAATGCTAGATAGCTTTAATGTCTCTACGAATACATATAATAAACTTGGAAAGGCTCTTGATGATGTACTCAATCAACTAAAGTTACTTGTAGATTTTGTTGCCAAACCTTTTGCAGAAGTTTTATCTAATACTCCCGCACTTGCAATTGCTGGATTTGCATTGCTTTTAAAAGGCCCTCTTGCTGCAATGGGCGTAAACCTAAACGAAATATCAAAAGAAGCAACGAAGAGCGCAGAAGTCTACAAAAGAGCCGCAGCTATGAAAGTAGCGGCCGCAGAAAAAGTAAATGTAACAATAGATCAACAAAGAGCAAAATTAAAACAACTCTCTGCAGAAGCTGCAAAAGGCGGAACACAGTCAAAACTTATTCAACAATTTGCTTCTGGTGGAGCAATGACCACTACTGCTGTAGCAACATTAAAAAGAGCAACAGATGCAGCAATTAAAAATACAGCAGAGGGAGCAAAAGTAGCAACCGGAATCTGGAAAGGCTATACTAGAGAGATAGTATTAGCTTATCAAAAAGCTCTGTTAGATTTAGAACTCGCAGAGAAAAAGAAGGTAACGGGAACAGAAAAAAATGTAGCAAAAATGAAAGCAACCTGGGCAACTCTTGGCGCGCAAATTAGAAGTGCCGGAGCGGCTATTTTAAGTTTTGGCATGAGGTTATTAAGTATTGCTGGATGGGCATCAATTGCCGTGACGACTCTTGAAGCAATAGGAGTTCCTGTTACTGATTTTATTAAAAATCTATTTACAACTAAAAAAGAAGCCTCTACTTTTGAACTTCACGCAAAAAGAGATGCAGAGCTTAATAAAGAGTATGAATTAGTCAATGAGAAGATAAAAGAGTTTATACAATTAAAC